ACTAACCTATGTGGTCACGATTGACCAACACATTTTTTACAAATAGAAGGAATACATTATGACACCAAAAACACTTAACCTTATTAATTTAAATGACACTGGAGATTCATTCCCAGCCTATCTTTATCAAATTACTTTAGACAAACCCGGCAAGAATAAATACCTTGGATGGCACAAGTGTGATATAGAGGGGGAAGTAGATTTAACAAAATATATGCACACCTCACTAGATAAACAATTCAAAGAAGACATCTATAAGTACGGTGGAGTTTATGAGGTTATTGCCGTGGGTGAAACCTATAATATGGCTTATATGGAAATCCGAGACCTTACGAAAGTTAATGCAAAATCAAATCCTGAATGGTATAACATGTCTAACGGTGGAGGGTTTCATTTACATAAAAATAGTAGAATCAATCTTATTGATCTTATTATTAATGATCTTAAGGCATTTAAATATCTTGTAGAACCTACAGATATAGCAGACTTCTTGGGTGATACTCCTAAGTATACAAGATATCAAGTAAGAGACAAGGTAGGTGTTGACCCCGCACACGCAATTGACTTATACGATCAAATCCTTGACTTAAATGGTGATGTGAGTTCATGGGAACCTATCGTCCTTCTAGAGGGTATCATGCCAGATGGGGGAACTGCTCTTGGTGATGGAAACCATTTGGTTCACGTTACAGGAAAGCTTTCTAAAAAACAACATGTAAGTAAGTTGCCTACACAGATGCTACCCAAGGCAGTTTGGTCATTGCTTACTAAATCACAACTTCGTATGTTATTGAAGGGATTAAATCCACGACAAACAAAACCTAGTCTGCCAACGTCTGACTCTGAGGCAATCTCCGAGATAGCCAATCGTTACTTTGCAGATGATATTCCTGTAAAAAGTGAATCTAACATTGAATGGTTATTAATACTTGGTTTCGGAATGACTAAAATAACTAATAAACGAGGCCTCCTTGTTAAAGCACAAGAACAGGTGAATCTAACCAAAACAATTACACCTGATGAACAGCAATGTGATTACACCACTGGTGATGGGAAGAAAAATTTAGTTGCTGCGGTTGCCAAGGAAAATAGCATCCCAGCAAAATATGCACATTACATCTCAAGTTCTTGGATGAAGTGGGATACAATCATGGGTACTGATCTCCCATTCTTACTAGACCCATTGATAACCGTTTGGAAAACTTATGTATACCATAAAGAGTTAAAATACAAGAATAATTGGGAATCTATAGATTGTCCAGCAAATACCAAGGTGGTTGCAAATTTTGTTGATCTAATCAATGCAGGTCGTATAAACGCAGCAAGAGGTACAAAGAATACACAGCCAGACTTATTACGACATGAATTTGTTCACCTTGCATTTACACAAAAAAACCCTCTACTAGATATCTAAAATGAAAAAAGAAGAATTACTGTTCCTAGTTAACCACTTACATAAAGAAGACAAAAATGGTATAATAGATTGTATCGTACATGACAGACATGGCGGTACATTTACTACGGATAGTATTAGATTGGATATGGATGGTGGAAGACTCATCGTATGCCAACAAGATAGTCCATGTTACGAGACTAACAAAACTAACTGGAAACAAGAACTAGAGTTCGCAAAGAAACTATGAATATATTTTACCTAGATGAAGACCCAACCATTTGTGCAGAGATGCATTGTGACAAACATGTAGTCAAGATGATTATAGAGTATGCACAACTTATGTCTACAGCACATAGAATGTTAGATGGGAAACACTACATAGATTCTTCCAGTGGTCGTAGAATTCAAAGATGGAGACTACCCACTGCAGAGATGGAGAGTGTAGTTTACAAAGCAGGACATGTCAATCACCCCAGTGCAATTTGGGTACGAGAAAATGCAGTACACTATCAATACACTTATGACTTGTTTACATCGTTATGTGACGAGTACACACTAAGGTATGGGAAGGTACACCTTACTGATTCAAAACTAAGGGACTGTCTGAACATCCTACCAAACAATATAGATTTATGTGCATGGAGATATCCACCACAGGCAATGCCAGATGATGTCAAATCAATTTCGGCTGTTGATGCATACCATAAATACTATGCTAAGTATAAGAAAGATATTGCCAAATGGACGGCAAGACCTATCCCCTATTTTATGGAAGTTGCATAATGCCAATTTACGAATTTGAAAACACCACCACTGGTGAACGTCTAGAAAAGTTTCTTTCCTTCAGTGGTAAAGATGACTTCTTAAAAGAGAACCCTCATATTGAACAACGAATATTCACTGCCCCTGGCGATGTCGGTGGAGTGGGTGATCGTGTAAAACCCGATAGTGGAATGAACGAAGTGTTCAGTCGTATCGGTGCAGCTAATCCCGATTCACCTATGGGTGAACGATATCATAGAAAGACTACTAAAGAAGTGAAGACCCGAGCAATCGTGAAAAAACACCTTGACCTACAGGGTAAATAAGAGTATAATTACATTATGGAAAACTTAAACGAAAACTTAAACGTTATATCATTAGGTGATTTAGAATCACTACAAGACAGTATGACTCGTGTGCAGGAGAACGGTAAGAGATTCTACCAAACACCAACAGGTCAAAAATACCCAAGTGTCACGACTGTGACTGGGTTGCTTACACGAGATCACATTAAGTTGTGGAGAGAACGAGTAGGTGCTGAAGAGGCAAATAGAATTTCAACGACTGCAGCCAAACGTGGTACTAAAATGCATTCGTTATTTGAACAATATCTTCGTGCAGAAGAGGACATTGTCTTTGAGAATATCTTAGACGAGTCTATGTTCAGAGCAGTACAACCAGTTTTAGATGATATCATACCGATTGCTTTAGAAGCAGGTATGTATTCAGACTCATTGCAAATGGCAGGACAAGTAGATTGTGTTGGTATTTGGGACAATGAACTTTGTATTATTGACTTCAAGACAAGTAGTAAGTACAAAGAAGAGTACATGGCAGACCCATGGTTCCACCAAATGACTGCTTATGCAATCATGGTAGAGGAACTTACTGGTGAAGTAGTGGATACAATCGTAGCGATTGTTGCAGTTGATGGTGGGGGATGTCAAGTATTTGAAGCAGACCCTAGAGAGTATGTCGATAAGCTATATGCCTTAAGACAACGTTATGGAAGTTTACACGGAGTTTAAATGAGTATGATAAGTAAGAAAGAGTTCACGGAACAAGTCGAGAAGTTATTGATTCGAGGAGGCACCGATGTAATGGGTGCAATCGTAAAGATATGTGACGACAATAAACTGGAACCCGAATCAGCAAAGAGGTTAATATCTCAACCCCTTAAAGATAAATTGGAAGCTGAGGCACAAGGTCTCAACATGGTCAATAGAGGTAAAACAACTAAAGGAACCATTACACGGTTCTTTGAATAACAGGAAAAATTATGAAAAAAGGTGATATAGTATCAGTAGTAACAGTGAGTGGCGAGTACGTTGGAGAATATAAAGATATCTCTCCAACTAGTATTACACTTACCAACCCAAAAATGATTGTAAGTACTCCCGAAGGTGGGATGGGATTTGCAAGAGGAATTGCCGTAACAGGTGATCTCAATCCAACAGAAGTAACATTTGCATCTTATGTATTTGTTATTCCAACAAACCCACAGGTTGCAGAAGCACATAACCAAGCAGTTAATGGAGCTCCAGTAATCGCAACCCCACCCGAAAAGAAGATTATTATTTAATGTATAAAGACAAATTATCAGTTGGGCATAGGGCAACAGATTACGATTCAAGACTACCACAACTTATTGCAAAAGTAAGTCAGTGGCATCAAGACAGGAATCTGATCGAGGGTGCAACAGACAAAGATCAGTTCATGAAACTCATACAGGAATGTGGTGAGTTGTCAGATAACATTTGCAAGAACAAAGATATTGCAGACGACATCGGAGACATCATGGTAGTACTGATAAACATTGCAGTAAGGAATGGTCTATCTATGGAGCATTGTTTAGAGGTTGCATACAACGATATTAAAGATCGTAAAGGTCGTATGATTGACGGAGTATTCGTCAAGGAAACGGATGACCAGTAGAGAAGGTTATGATGCTTACACATTGTATCTAGGAATTAAGTTACACTTCTATTCCAAGGATTACGATTTCGTAAAGTATAATGGTAAGGTTAAATCAGACATCAACTCTTTTCTAAAACGAAAGGACAAATACCATTTCGGTAAGTTGTTCAAAATTCACAAACAAGAACTTCAAGATTTTTACATTGCTAACCTATCTCAGAAAGATAGTTGGGCAGGTGATCTGTTAGACGATGAGTGTGTCAAGACATATAAAGAGTGGAAGAAACGGAATCAGAAACTTACATATATGTTTGAAACAGAAGTGTCGGACTTACTCGCAAAGAAAGATATCAACAAAGTCTTAGAGGTTAAAGGTGGACAACACCCTATCCTACTTAAGTCGTATCTTGCAAAGAGTGTGTCTATAGAGACGATCTGTATCATGGATGAGATCATTGGGTTCACCAAAGACTGGAAGGGACGTATACAGGAACAGGTAGTGTACCCCGAAGCACACATTAAGATAAACAAGTACAAGTCTTTCATATCTTATGACCACTTAAAATTTAAAACGAAACTTATAGAATTATGCTCGAAGTAACAATAGTAGGAAACGGCCCTTCACGAAAAGACATTGATCTCACGGAGATTGGTCATGAAGTGTGGGGTTGTAATGCAGTGTATCGTGACACTAAGTGTTGTGATATTTTGTTTGCAGTTGATATGCCAATGCAACAAGAGATCGTAGAGTCGGGTTACTACTTAGGAAACCTTGTAGCATTTGCAGACATCGACCCCATACCGATGGAGATGATGGAAATGTTATCAATGACTTTGCCTGATGTTACTGTGACGAAAGTGGAGTCAGATACCCACTTCATCATTCAAGGGGAGATTGGTGCAACACAAATTTTAGGATTAACACGACCCGAACTTATAGTAACATACAACTATCCCGAACTGAAGAACCTGTTTACAGGAATGTCTGCTTTGGGATATGCAATGATGCAGGGGTATGAGAAGATTAATTTAATTGGATTTGATGCACTGGAAGGTGACTCATATGAAAATATTTATGAAGGTAGTGAGAACTATTTGCATAAATACAATACCGACTCTAGAGTGCTTACTGCACAAAGGAGTCAGTTCATAGCACTATTAGAATGGTACTATGGAAAAGGTTCAGTATACTTTAGAAACCCTCTAGACAAAGAGGACGAAATAAAGTATAATGAACTACCTTATTACGAAAGTAGTAAGGAATGGATTCTCGGTCAAGACTGGCTGGGAGATGAAGATGGATTGTTTTAAGGAACAGTCTTTAATAAAATTGTTAATAAAATTGTTAATACAATAGGAGAATACAATGAGTAGTAGTTTAGATAAACTAAGAGCAGCCATGGAAACTGCTTCACCAACAGGTGGTGAAAAAAAATCCTTTAATGACGATACGTTGTGGAAACCCGAACTAGATAAAACTGGTAACGGCTATGCAGTGGTTCGTTTCTTACCGACCCCCGAGGGTGAAGAGATGCCATGGGTATCTTACTTCGACCACGGTTTTCAAGGGCCAGGCGGATGGTATATTGAGAAGTCTTTAACGACTCTTAATAAACAAGACCCTGTCTCTGAGTACAACTCTACGTTGTGGAATACTGGGATTGAAGCAAACAAAGAGATTGCAAGGAAACAAAAACGCAGACTGCATTATGTTTCTAATGTCTATGTTATATCAGACCCTAAGAACCCCGATAACGAAGGGAAGGTATTTAAATACCGTTTTGGTAAAAAAATCTTTGAAGCTCTGAAGGAAGCAATCTCCCCTGCATTTGCAGACGAGAAAGCAATCAACCCTTTTGATCTAAGAGAAGAAGGTGCAAACTTTAAGATTAAGATCAGAAAAGTTGACGGATACTGGAACTATGATAAATCAGAGTTCGAAAATCCAGCACCATTGTTTGCTGACGAAGCAAAACTAAACAGTACGTTTAGTCAAGTGCATTCGTTGTCGAGTGTCATTGCCCCTAGTGAGTTTAAAACTTACGAGGAACTCAAAGAGAAATTCGAAAGAGTTATAGGTAGTGTATCGACTTCAACAGCAGAAAGTGTAGCAGAAGACTTGGAAGAAGTTCCTTGGGCTAATGTTGTAACTGAAACTGTTGCAAGTGAACCAGTAATGCAAGCTGCAGAATCTACTCCCCAAGTGGAAGAAGATGACGCAATGGATTACTTTAAGAACCTAGCTAACGAAAGTTAGGACTAGGTTCTGTTTGGGATGTCTCAATATACATTATGAATAAGATTGATATAGTTGAGACATTCACTGAGACCGTGGATAAAAAGGGGGTACTCAGTAAGGGAAAGGTCAATAGCAAACTAGCGGATTGGTCGGAAGAGAGCGGGAATGCTGTAAGGCGTGGGGCAACTCTTCACTTATTTAAGAATTTAACCAGTAGAAAATTATGCCGAATGTAACACCAAAAGTAAATCCGAAGAATCGAAACGTAGAGGGGTTTGATCAACTTATACGCAGGTTCAAGAAGGAGTGTGACAACGCAGGTATTGTTCAAGAGGTTAGAGAACGACAGTTTTTTGATAAACCTAATGCTGTGAAGAATCAAAAGAATCAACAGTTAAAGAGAACAAAGAAATTGGAAGCAAAGAAAAGATTGCAACCAGTACGGAGAAGAGGTGCTAGATAATCATGAGTTCAACACATGGTGGAAAGGGTTCCAAGAGGAGACCCGAATCGGGAACTGGTTATACAGATAACTGGGATACGATCTTTGGCAAAAAAATTGAAGTTAAAACTAGAAAGGTGACTCCACCTCATTCTAAATCACAAGTCCATTCGGACAAAACAAAATACGATAGGAAGACAAGTCTTAAGTTAGATGTCTTACGACATACCGACTGTTAAGTAAGAATAGGGTTCAATAGATTTACAGTTGAACCACCATCACTTGCCTTCTGTGAGTAACTTTGTATCACAGTCGAATTACTATCCTGAGAGATCACGTTGGATGTGTTGGCCATGGCAACTTGAGTAGCAGTCTGCTTCTGATCATCTAGATTAACTTGTCCATCGGCAAGAGCTTTTGCAGAGTTGGGGTCAACCTTCTTAATACTTGCAGCTGCATCATCTAGAATCTTTTGAGAGTTACCCTCACCATCCATAATCATTTCAGCTGACCCAGTAGCAATAGCATCTCCTGCTTTTCCACCTAGATATCCACCGATGACTGCTCCCAGTATTCCACCAATAAAGGTTCCAACAACTGGGACAACACTACCCAATGCAGCTCCAGCTGCAGCTCCAGTTGTTGCACCTGCTAATGCACCAGTACCTTTACCAACTGAACCAGCTAAGTTTGCTTTAAATGCACTCTTTAATCCTTCGAACTCTTCATCCGTGTACTCACGTTCTTCACCAGTCTTGTCATCCTTCTTCATTAGAGTTCCGTTTTTACGAGCTTCTTCTAGGTCACCCATCTTATCAAACTGATCAAATCCATCCATACCAGTTTCTACGGCTGCCCCGATTATAGGAAGTTTCTTAACAACACCTTTTGCTAATGCCTTGAGACCACCAAAGAACCCTGAAGATTTGGTTGCAACCTTAGCCACTTCCTTGATGACTCCATCACCTTCTTTTATAAACTGACCGCCAATGGCCTTACCAGTCTTAGGGTCTATTGCCCCTTTTGGTTGACGTAGTTGTACTTTTGGTTTTGTAGGGTCTGTTACTTTCGGTACTGCATTCTTCGGTTTAAGTCCCAATCCTTTTCTGACTGTTGCCATACCACTACTGATTAACTTTCCTGAGCTCTTTAACATTGTACCGATAGATTTAAAACCCTGTTTAATTCCAGCACCAACACCTGCAAATTCAAATCTTTCTAATGCTTCTTTGATGAGAAAGAATGCAGCTCCAATAGCAATAAGGGGTAGGAGTATTCCTGCCATTACCATGACCAGGCCTAATGTTAAACCAGCTAACATTTTAGTTAACTTCCCTCCGATTGAACTCTGTATGACTGCATTCTTCATCATACCTTTAGTAGATTCATCGGTAGACTCTACAAGAGAATCATTTGCATCTTCTTGGTTTTCAGCACCACCAACAAGAGAGTTGAACGCACCAGTGGTAGCACCTTTTAGTTTTCCGAACCCATCAGCAATAGATGAACCTAAATCCTTCATTGCATTAAACTGTTTCGTTGCAGCGTCAAGGGGAGTTGCAATATCAATTAGTCCACCAGTCAGAGTTTTTATACTTCCTGTGAATTTGTCGAACCCCCCACTTTTGGAGGTCTCAACTAAGTCGTCATTAAGTTTTTCACGTCTAATGTTTTCAGCATCGGTTGCTTTTTCTAGATTCGCCGTATGTTCTTCGGTGATTTTAACTTGTTTTTCAATTTCACTATTGGACAAGTCTCGTATGGATTGTTCTTTTGTTGTTATTTCTTGTAGGTTCTGTCCTAGTTCCTTTTCGGTTATTAGTCTTGCTTCGACTACATCGAGTCCACCATCTACTAGTTTCTGTTCCCTATCTCTTATCTCTTTGTCCTCTCCAAGTAGACGGGCAAGTTCTACATTAGACTCACGTGCAGATATCACGGCCGTGTTCTGATCTTGAAGTAGTTTTTCTTGTGCCTCTAATGATGCTTCAATAGCTGCATTGGCTTGAGCTTTAAGACCTTGTTGCTTTTGCATCTCTCCGTCACTATTAATGGCCTTCCAAGCTTGCGTTACTTTCCTTGCAGCTAAGGCACTACTAAAACTTTCCTTACCATTTGCTAACAATCCTGCAACAGTTACTTGAAGTTGTTTATCAGTAGACCCCATCTTCTCCACAAGATTTTTTAATGAATTGGATAAGGGTTTCGTTGCCTCAGTAACTTCTTCGTTTGCTTTCCTTTGCTTAGCTGCAGCTGCTAAATTTTTAGCAGAGTCTGCTTCTCGTTTAGCTTGTAGTCTTTTGTCTTCCGAAGTGGCCATTTCTTTCTCTTATTTATTTTCCACCAAAAGCTTTACCAGCTTCTGATATTCCGAATGCACCTAGTGTTACTACAACGAATGATGTGTAGATAGTCTCAGATACCTTTAAGTCCATATCAAATGCTAACGCAGTTATTAAGTCGGTTAGTCCAAATACTGTCATTAAGAAAAACGAGATAAACCCGATGATTGCCTTTTCATTAATGTCATTATCGTCTAAGAAC